GGAATGCTGGTTACTAATATCCATAAGAAACGCACTGCCTGGAACAAATGGAACATTTCCGTAGTTTGTAAATCGAAAACAACATCCAACAGGATTGGTTATAGAAATATTAATTTCTGACAGATATTTTTTATCTCTGTCAGAATGCGGCAAGATGTAACCGCCAGACTCTATCAACATAAATCTTATACGTCCGGTATCAGCATCAATGACAAAACTATTCTCAAGCCAATGTTTGGTGATAGGGCAACGGTCTATTATGCTGGTCCAATTTTTAGGGCCATCGGTGTTTTCAGTTATAGCATAATGCTCGCCGTATATTGTTAAACTTTTCCATCCTTTGTGTCCGTAAAAAAATTTATCAGATATACTTTCTTTTGGTCTATGCTCAACAGCAAGATCTTTTACTGTGTTCCATTCTTGGAAAATTTCTTGTGCAGGAACATCAACTGCAAGTTTTAAGAACGGAATACCACTTTCCGTCCTAATCCAATTTTCATCTGGTCTAAAGTCTAAATGATGCTGTATTATTTTCATGAGCAATGTTTCTTAAATAAACATGTCGAATGTTTGTTAGGTCAGCTGCATAATTTTTAAAATTTGCCAAGTTAAGATATCGACCTATTACCGGAATACTGTTTGCATTACAAAAATCTACATATTCCTTGGGTGCTTCATGCGATTCTGGATTATTTAAATTGATCAGAACTTCTGAACCAATATTAAAAAAATCATTTGTGTCAGTATCTGTCATGTTGAAATCAAATATTTTCCACTTGTTGAACGTACTGCGACCGGCTTGACTAAAGGTCAATTGTATTTGTTGAATGTTGAAATTTAATATGTCTGTTCCAAATATATTCGGAGTTTCCCAATATTCTTTTGCCACATATAAACTTTGAAAAGATTCTTCAATGAGATGCAATTTTTTGTTGACTTGATTCCAATGATAATGTAATTCGTTATGTGTATCATGCAACATAACATTAACTAATTTAGGATAATCTACAAGTAATTTAACCCAAGTTCTGTGCAATTCATTCAAGACTGTCTGGTCTATTAAATTCTGTTCTTGAAAATTAGATAACGCAGTTATTTTTAACTTATCGCGTAAAAACGTATCTATTGTTTGAATGTGTATACGAAGGGCAGCTGGCCAATTTAAATCAAATTGACTCTGACCGAGATGAAACGTGTTAATTTGATCTCGGTCAAGAGAGTTTATCCAATATGCGACCAAATCATAATTAGTAGGATCAAGATCTAGCCAATCGCCAGTGCTGCTCCAGACTATTTTCATTGGTTGCAATATTGACTATTACTTGGCTTGACGGCTACGGATCATGGCCAGGATGTCCTGGGCATTTTGTCCACTGGCTGCAGGCTTGGCCACTGGGGCTGATGCCGCAGGAACATCGTCCTCGTCAAAGTCGCTTGCAGGTGCAGGTGCGGCCACTTTGAGTGCAGGCTTGGCTGCTGGTGCAGGAGTGTCCTCATCCGCATGTGCGGCTCCAGCACCACCAGGTGCTTGCACACCTGCAGGACGGAAGTATTGACCCCAGCGTTCTGTGTCGTAAGGTTGTCCATCTACTGAAGCCTCAAACATCTCTTTGATCACCTTCAACTCCACGTCGCCGGGTTTCTTGGGCAAGAATGTGCTCAAGTCAAACAAGCCATGTGTGGCAATTGCCGCTTGTTCTGCTTCGGTCAATGCAGACTCTTTACGTGCCCACTTGCTTGTGCTGTAGTCAGCATAGCCACCTTTGGATGTCTTGGTGATACGGAAGTCCAAGCCACGCAGGGTGTCTGTGGGCATTTCTTCCAGTTCAGGATCCATCAATGCGCCCTTGATAGTGGCAAAGATTTGTGGCCCAATGATGAAACGTCGAATGGGATTTTCTGGAGTCTTGTCTTCGCTCAAGGGGTTTTCACGCACAAAGCCTTGAAAGATGTAACTGCGTTTCTTCCAGTACTTGCGACCCATTTCTTCAAGGCTCTTGTCCTTGAACCAGGTGCGTACTTCTGCCAAGATAGGACAGGCTTCGCCCCACATCTCCACACAAGGTACTTGTACGTACACTTGCTTGGAATCCCCTTCGCCTTTGATACCAGCGAAAGGCAAACGAATCATTGCTCGTTCTTGCCAGAAAAATGTGTTTTTTGTATTTGCATCGGGAAGGAATCGCAGTGTTGCACTTTGTCCTTCTTCCATGTTCCAGTGGGCGTAAATGGAGTTGTCTCCACCTGTTTGTCCGCCACCTTTGTTGCCCTCTGCTGCCTGTAGTCTTGCTCTGATTTCTGCTAATGATGCCATAGTTTTTCTCCTTAATAAGTTGCCTATGTTATGTTGCCTATCTAAATGTTTAGATCTCTGTTGCCTGTGACTCACAAACAAAAAAGCGCAAACACTGTAGTAGTATATGCGCTTTCTGTCTACGTGTCAAGTGTATTTATGTCATCTGAGCAAAGCCAGTGATTTTATTCTTGCCAGAAGTGCATCGCCTTCTTGGATATCGGTTTCTTTGCCTTCGTAGTAGCTGCCGGTCATTGCGGCATTGTAGTTGATTGGGTCATCTACTCCCTCGCCCATACTGTAAGGCATGCCCACTGCACCGCCATCTTCGTCCATTGTTAAATCAACATTGGCTACTTTTGACCGTGGAGTACTGTCTCCGGGTGTGAGTGGAGACAACTCATTATGTCTACGTGGCTGCATTGGATTGATTAGTTTTTTTCCTGCTGGAAGATCTTCAAAATCAGGACCAAAACCACTAATTTCAACACGTGGTATGTACTCGTCTTTGTCAGGACCAAACCCACTGATTTCAACACGTGGTATGTACTCGTCTTCGTACATGCCACCACCACATTCGGCCAGGCCGTGTTCGGGGCAGTAAGAACCTTCCATGGTCATGTTGCATGAACCTTCACTCACAGGCATGATCATTGGTGAGATAAGATTTTCATTGATGCCAAGGTCGCTAGCAAATCGATCTGCTATCCATTCATGAGGATCGCCTGTGCGAGCCTTCTTTGTACCATAGGGCATGTCATCAAAGTAGTAGTCATACAGTGCATCATACAAATCGTCACTCATGTCTCCAGTTTCGGTAAAATCTTTGATGTCTCGACGGAAACGATCTTGTATGTGATCCATGGTACTGCCTGTTGAATCAGTTAGCACACCTTCTTGCAGTGGTACTCCAGCATGCTCCAGCATGCGGGCCAGTTCAGCGTTTTCATTCTGTATTGGATTGTCAAGCACAGACGACTGCCCTGGTCTCACACCTCCAAAACCGCCGCCTCCACCAGCACGTCCACTGCCACCCTTTTGAATACTTTTGGGAATATTGCTGCCTTGTTTGGCACCAAATGTGTTCATTGGTATGCGGTCTACTTTTGTATCAGTCACTGATGGCACAACTGTTGAAGCAAAACGTCCACTGTCCCCTACGGTACTGACACTTTTTCCTGCTTGTTTGAAACTGGGGTTTTTGTCATAGAAATCTTGATGTTGTTTATTCATCCAAGATGTATTTTTGTCAGGCTGTCCGTGTCGTTGATTCAACCAATCTTTATCTGTTTCTTCACTAACAGGAGGTGCAGTGTCTTGAGGCACAGCAGCAGGTGCTGCCTGTGTGCTCTGAGGAGTTTGAACACCCAGTTCAGCCAATCTGCGTTGCACATCCGAGTCGTCCCAGATGTTGGCTCTTGGATCATTGTCAGCCAAATCGTTCAAGATGTCAAACAATTCGTCATCACCTACCAAATCATACAACTGTTCAGTGGCATTCATGGCGTCGGCGCCTACAATGAGTTCGCCGGTCATGAGCTGTTGTAGTTTTTCATAAGCTTCGGGAGTGTCGGGCAAGGCCCAGGTGCCTTCGCTCAAACGGTTCATGTAATTTTCAAATATTTCGGCTTCTTTCATTTTGGTTCCTTGCTGTTGTATCTTGGCTAGAGTGGGCAATGCTGCTTCAATTCTAGTGTCCAATGTTTGTTGCACAAACATGTTTTTTAAATCTTCAACCAGACTCTCTTGTTGATCAATTTGATCTGGTGCCCACAACTCAAAGTAGGTGTGATATCCACGTGACGAAGACAGTCGTTTTAGATTTTCTTGAAGGCTGCGATAGTAATGTGCAGCCGATTCTACCAGTTCTTGTGTGATGCCTTCATACACATGATGTTGCTTGGCACGGTTGAATCTTGACAACACTGACAGCTCTTGAACCATTTCGTTGATATGGTTGCCGCGCACATCATAAGGACGGCCACCTTGTCGCACATGTTCCAACATGGCACGACCGTGTATGAGACGATTGCTCTGCAGTTTGAATCGTTCTCCGTCAGCAGTTTCAATAAAAATGCTTTCAATATAGCGATAGCGTTTGTCATCTTCGCCAATTATTTTGTTGTGTTTGATCAGTATTCTGGCCTCTGTGGGCTCGCCTATAAAGCTCTCACGGCGGCTGCCGTAGTAGCCTTCAAACAGGCCTTCTTTTACAGCAGCCTGTCCAGCCAATGAGTGCTTGAGTCTGCTGAGATTTTGAGGACTAAAGGTATATCTGTGTGTCTGAGCCAGCTTGCGCATTTGATTCAAAAACGCGAACCATTCATCTTTGTCTTGGTCTTGCATGCTGCGACCAAGATTGTCTCCAAAAAACAACATCAGCTCGTTGTCATCGCCTATCACTGCCACAGCAGATCCATAGTTGTTGCCGCTGGCGCTGCGGTAGTCAAAACTTATGGTATTAGCATCAGCAGGACCACTGCTTTGGCCACCTTCGTCCCGATATTCAGGATCAAAGTTGTTTGTGACCAGCAGGTCCGCCAGTTCTTGGGAGATTGAATTTTCTTGGGCCATAGTACAATATTTACCTAAGTATAGAAATGAACGGCATTGGATCAATCACGTTGTCGCTGTGATCTTTCATTTGTGTGTCCAATTCTACGTGATATGTTTGCAACATCATCAGCATGCGCACCACCAACAGCGAACTCATCACAAGATCATCTGTTTCTCCGGGCTTGGCAGCATAACTGCTGCCGTTGGCCACAAAAGTTTTGAGCTCACTAATCAAGGGTCTGCTGTACAGTTTCATACGCCCAGATTCCACCAACACTTTGAACTTGTTGCAAGCAGTGAGTTTGGCTTTGTTTGTGGTGTTGAATCCTTTGCGAAACCTACGTCCGGTTGTGCCTGTTACACTATTATCGCTGAGGAAATAGCCCTTGATGTTTTCTTCTCCATACTCGTTTATGGATATCAGTGCGGCTTCGCCAATGGTGTTGTTTTCCACTGAGTAGTAGATCTTTTTGTCATCTTTGGTGATTTCGTACAGTTCATTCACAATGTCCGCCAACAGTTTGACCTGTGTGGGAATGTCTGATTTGTTGTGACGCCACTCGGCCACTTGCTCTGTGGTGTCTGCTTCAAACACTTGTATGGCACTGGGATCACCACCTGTGCCCAGGCTAGGGTCCAGGGCCACAATATACATCTTGTCCTGGCTGGGCTTTTTGTACCAGCGTACTTGTCCTGTGCGGCGATTGGGTTCTACCCCTTCCAAGTCCAGCAGTCGGGTGGGAGCAATTAGTGTTTCGTCATTGATAACAAACTCACATTCCATTTCTCGCCGAAATCGATCTTCGCCCAGTTGTGCCAGCTGTTCCAGACCCCATTGTTCATCACGATCTGGGTGCTCGCGCCAGTTGCTTCTAAATGCACGGAATCCGTTGATGCCCAGTTCTGTGGTATTGCCATGCTCGTCCTGAGTCTTGTTGGCACCTTTCCACAGATATGCAAACTGATCTTCGTCACTGTTGGGAGTGCTTGTGATAATTGCTTTACCACCAGTTGCTAATGTAGGGCTGATGGAAGTCCAAAACTCTCGAGCAATGGTGGGCCGGACAAATGCAAATTCATCGGCATACAACAAGGATATACTCATACCCCGTCCAGTTGTTTCTGTAGTTGTCTGGGCAACAATACGCGATCCGTTTTCAAATTCCAAACTGTTTTTGTTGTAGCTGGTGGCACCAGCACGTATGTGATTGGGACACAGTTCATATGCATATCTAATACGTTGCATGATTTCCTGCGCACCTGTGTATTTGTGTGCGGCCACAAGGATTGTGCTGTCTGGAACAAACTGTGCATACCACAACAAGTACCCAGCAGCCGAAGTTGACTTGCCTGTTTGTCGAGGCATTAGTGATATTGAGTATCTGTAGTTGTGATAGGTTTCAATCAGTCGGGTTTGATATTCAAATGGATGATACAACATCTTGCCACGTGTGGGATGCTGGATGTAAAAGAAATTGTCCATGAAATACAGTGGCCCGGTCACGGGATCTGCACAGGCAGCAAACTCCATGAGTTCTTGTTCAGTGTATATTTCTTTGCGGTGCGGTGCTTTGACCAACACTGTTTCTAAATTTTTATTTGGTGGCGAAATCATTTAATATTCTTTCTGCAAACAGTTGATGCCCGAGTGGGCCAGCATGCATGCGATCTCTGGCATACTCTACTTCTTCACGACTTTTGGCAAACCAATCATGTGCATTGTAAGTCAAACAGCGTATGCCCAACCTGGCACACAGACCTTCAACTGCCAGTCGATTACGTGCGTTATTTAAGTCTGCATTGCGGTCATTCAAGAACCAAGTTTTTATAAAGCCATCCTGATCAGTTCCGCCGATTTCACTGGCAGGCATGTAAGTGTCATGATTGTGGTTGTGTTTTTCTGACACCAGATCAAATCTGTGTTTGGGAGGTGCTGCCATTACCACCAACTTTGGTCGTAACACTGGTAACCAATACTCGGCCAACATAAAACAAGTGTCAGCACTGGTACCGGCCCAGGCCAGATTGTAATTTTTCAAACCCAAGGCCTGTGCAACCAAATAACTCCATGTGGACTGCTCTGGCAGACCAATACCAATGGTATAGCTGCAACCCAATGATATCATACTGTTGGCCTGCGGATCAAACTCCTCTGATCTAAATCCGTTGCTGTTTATACGGTATGTTATAGCGTCAGGCTCAAGCCATCCTTTGTTGCGAAAATACTCACGGTATTCTTCGTTTTGTACCAGTTGCTGAAAACTTTCTTCTGTGTCAGTTGGCAACCATTTCAAAGTCTGATGGCGATATTTTGACATCATGCCAAAATGCCAAGGAGGCTGGTTATTGGTCATAGTAATCCTTTTTCTATGTTGGGCCACAAGTCTACAAATCTTGTGGTTTTCTTCAGTGTTGTTTCCATGTCCTGATGCCAGGTCAAAATGTCTGGCACAAAATCTTGATTGGTCAGATAACTGTTGTCCGTCAGCGTGGCACGATATCTTTCAAGTACGTCAGTGCTTAGATGCGTTTGGTCTTGGTATTTGGCCACCACACGATCAATTTCTGCTATGGCAAGTTGTCGCAGTCTTACAGATTGACGTCTTATGTCCAAATCCCAAGGGTTGGTCAACTCACACCAGAAAATATGTAACTGTTGTTCGGCACAAAAGTCATAGTACTCCATCAAGTCTAAAGCACAGTATATTGAATACGCAGGATGTGCTTGAACTTTCTGTCCATCCTGTTTCATCACTTGTATGTTGTCAACAAACTGTGTCCAGCTGGCACCGTGCCGCACATATTCAAACTTGTCCTGGTCAGCATTGTCAAAACTGATCATCCAACTCACGTTGGGCCAGGTCTTTAACCGTTGGTAGATGGCATTGTTGTTGAGATCCATGCTGAGGTTGGTAGTGATCATCACACTGACTTTGCTGGCGTCAATGTAGTCTAAAAACTTCTCTAGTCCTCGTTGCAACAGCGGCTCACCACCACCCAGGCTGAGTCCTTGTATGTTGTGTCCTTGGGTGCGAGCCAGTTCAATTAGATCAGCATGTTCGTTTTTGACATGATTGATGGGAATCTTTTTTATGCTTTGCCACGCTGTGCTGGTT